CATTTCCATAGTTTGATAAGTGTGATTCACAACTACCATAGGAATGTCTTTGATTGTCAAATGAGGAGTAACCATTCGGAACAGTGACTTCATCTGCTTTGCTCGTGTCATGTCTGCTACTGACTTACCGTCAAGTGCGTCTTCAACTTCTTTCTTCGATGCCAGATTACCTACAGAATCTACAATCACAATCACATGGTCACCACGTTCAATGCCATTCATCTGAGACATTACATCGTGCTTCAACTGCTCAATGTCTGTGATAGGAGTGTGAACAACTCGGCTAGTATCGATGTTGAAAGTGTCGAAGTATGCCTGAGGAGTACCAAACTCTGAATCGTAGAACAAAACAACAGCATCGTCATACTTCTCTAGATAAGACTTCGCAAGTAAAAGAGAGAACGCTGTCTTGAAGTGCTTCGAAGGACCTGCGAATACTGTAAGTCCAGGAGTAAGACCACCGTCTAGGCGACCACTGAGTGCTACATTCAAGGCAGGCACTGATGTTTGAATCAAATCTTTTGTAGTGAAGAATTTTGATTCGGTTAGAATAGCTGTATCTTTAATCGTGCTATTCTTTTTCAATCTTTCCATTAAGCTCATTTACTTTCTCCGTTCATCATTAATTTTTAAAGCTGTGTCAAAAATATTTAAATCATTATAACACAGAGTTTTCATATGTGTCAAGTCTTTAGGAAAACAACTACCACCGAAACCTAATTTTCCGTCTGGACCAGGAACGTCCCAATGAGTTCCTCCTGTCCAAGAATCCTGGGATAGAAGATTAGACACAAAGGAATAATCTACGTTTTCTCTCTGACATATTTCATAGAATTCGTTAGCGACTGCTACTCGCATTGCCAGTGCTGCGTTTCGCATCAGTTTGAACATACTTGCTTCTTTCGGCTGACAAATATTCACGGGCTTGTTTACATTCTCAAACAGTTCTACTAGTTCATCGTCAGTTTCTTTCATGCCGATAATCAAAGGCAACTGAGGATCGTCAACGTCAACTTTCCAGCATCTTTCTCTTAGAAACTCCGGCATAATGTACGCTTGAGGAAACAGTTCTACTTGCTCAGGTCCGATAGTACTACGAATAACTAGCTGACATACGTCCTTATACTCTTCGTAAACTGATTGTAGTATGCTAATGTCTAGCTCGTTTCCTGTAGTAGGAGTAGGAACACAGACAAACGCATATTCTACTGAATCAAAATCACAATATAAATCTTTTGCTGGATCATGAATTTGAATATTACAATTTGTTTTCTGTAAAAGATATTCTGTAGCTTTACCAACAAAGCCGTGACCAATAATTGCTACGTTCATGAAAATAAGTCCTCAAGAGTGTTTTTATATTCTGTTTCCCACCCGAGAGACTTTACAATTGTGTCCATTGGATCCAAGAATGCTTTTTGAAACATCAAGTCGTAATCTATATATCTGTGTATATCAAACTCTGGTGGTATTTTGCTATTGAAAGATATACAATTCTCACGTAAAGTGTTGGGTTCTTTTAGATACAAAAATTTAATTTTATCTCCTTCTTGGATCAATTCGTATTTTTGAGTTATTTTATACTTTTTCAGATAATGATTATAAAGAAGACTGCCACGAACATGCATAGGGGTGCCTTTTGCATAAATGTCTGAGTTGCTAGTATACTTTTGTAAATTATTGCAGCCTCTAGGAAAAGCAATATCTTCAGCACTCATTTGTTTAAAGTCTTTGCGAGTCTTTTCTATAAAGTTTTGCAAAGTCTTTTCATCGGTAGTGAGAGTAAGCCTAACTGCTTCCTTTAAACTCTCTCGAACTGGCGCAGGAGTAGAAGATCGAACAATCTCAAGACCCATGACTTTTAGCTTTGGTTCTGTATATCTTGTGCCTTCATCATCATACACAGTCATTGCATAACGCTTTTTAGCAATCCAAATTGCCTTGTCTGCAATTGCTTCTCGCTTAAAGAATATTTTTTTCTCATAAGCATGAGTATATTCTACTAATGAATCCATTGCCTTTGATATGCAAGGCTCTATCTGCTCACTACCAATCTTGTCTAGAATGTCAATCAACTTGTCTTTGTCTTTATCAGCAAAAAACTTATCTACCACAGCTTTGAGTGTGATGTAGCATGAGTCAGTATCAGAATAAAAACTGTACATCTCATCTTTAGTGCCAACAATCTTATTTACGAAAGTATCTAGCGCAGAAGCGGTAGCACGAATGATATACTGGCCAGTGAGAGTGATACCTTCTGCAATTCTGTCATCATAGAATCGAAAGTACTCGTTTGCCATCGCACCATAAAGAGAGTTAAGCTGAATTTTTCTCGCCATTTGAAAGTTGTTGTACTTTGCAATCTCATTCTTGTACTTGGGATCTTTCGTGTCTACATAATTTTGCTCGGCTGTCTTCATCAGTTTTTTATATTTTTGTCTGTCGTCAAAAAACTTCTGTACAATCTCAGGCATGTAGCCTAGTTTATCTCTAGTAAAACACTGACCGTTTGCAGCTACAGCGTATTTACCATCAAAGTCATACTTTCTTTCAAGCATGCCGTCCACCGTCACATCATATATCTCTCCCTGCACGAGAGTTTCTGGTGACATATTATACTGCATGATGATAGAAGGATACAGGGAAGTGGCGTCAAAACTTTCTACCCATTCATATTGACCAGGAACAGGCTCTTGCACATAGGCACCAGCAATACTTCTGCTTTGTTTCATGCTTTTTTGACCAAATACAACTTTCTGTTCCCACAGATGATTGTACAACAAGCAGTCCCAAGTCTTTACTGGCGAGGCCACATCAGAGTAGTTCATCTTAGCATCGTATGCCATAGTCAGACAAAGTTCAATCAATTTGAGTTTGTCTTCTAACTCGTCAACAAGTACAGTATCTATGATGTTATATTCTACGAACAGATTCCAATCTTTCTCATAAAAATCTTTGAATGACTCATGAGGATTTTCTAGCTTTTTATGTCCAAGTTCGACTTCAGCGATAAAGTCTAGCTTATAAGATTCACGAGTAATATAAGTAAATTTCTTGTAGAGATTGAGATAATCAAGTTGAGCAATACCCCATATATCATATCTCATATATTCACGATTGCCCATTGTAACAATTTTTTTGTTAATAAGATTAAAGGGGCTAAATGCTTTTTTCATTTTCTCATCGAAGAGTTTGTCTACTCTGACAACAAGATACGGCATATCGAACAGTTCTATGTTCCAGCCAGTAACAACATCAGGAGGATTGTTTGCCCACCAATTACAAAATTGTTGCAACAAATCTTTTTCGTTTGAGCAATATCGATAATCTACATTTAGATGTTCAGTATGTTCAGTAGGAGTATATTCGCCGCAACCCCAAGTTATGATCTTTTTGGTGTATGCGTCTTGTACCGTAATCAATGTTACTTGTTCAAGAGGATTGAACACATCAGGAAAGCCATGTTCAGTTGTTGTCTCAATATCTAGTGAAAATATTTTGATTTGAGATTGATCCCACTGAATAGCTTCAGGAAACTTCTCTGTCAAATACTGATAGTTATATTGCGTTTGACCGTAAATAGGAAAGTTAGAAACATCAGAGTAGTTATCGACAAATTCAGAGGCTTCTTTGTTGGTGCTGAATTTTATTGGCGAAACAGATTCGCCTGTCATGGATCGGTATTCGCTTGGCTTATCAGAATGAACAAACAGAGTAGGAGAGAATTCATCAGACTTTTGAATTCTGTTGCCTTTCTCGCTAATGCCTCTGTAAAGAATTTTGTTGCCGTAGTGTCTAGCGTAAGTGTAAAACATAATAACTCCCTATCATTTAGACTATCATACATGAAAGGGAGTTATTTGTCAAGTCTTTTATCATCCCTTGAAATTTCTGTCCAGTATCATTCCGTAGGTATTAACTGTTTTAGGCAAATTGAGGTTCTTTTTTAATTTCAATTTGTTTTTCTTAAATGGATTATAATTTACATGATGATGCCATCGTCCATATCTCCATACAACCCTAGCAACATCGGGATGCATATCTGCAAGCATCTGAGACTTATTGATTGTGCCATCTGTGTTATAGCCTTCCTCATTAATTGCCTCACTGTTTTCTGCATGATAGAACTCTGCTGTGTTACCACCAGCTACTGTTTGTGTTGCCATCTTACCTTGCATGAAGGCATTGAATTGCAGACATACATCGCCGTCTTTCATTACTCGGAGACAGATATCAGTATCTTCGTTATATCTGCCACGCCATCTGTGTTTGCAGTCATTGCGAATTAACAGACAAGAATAAATTCTTGTGTTTGCTACAAATGGAGGATACGATTGATTCGGAGCAATGAAGAATCTGTATTGAGGTCCTGCAATGTAAACATTCTCGTATCTGTCACAGAAATCTTCCATCACACGAAAACCAGTAGAACTCTCAAATCTGATTCTTTCGTTTTGATGCAAGCGATAGAAGTCTGCTAGATTGTCGTCAAGTACCCAATGCCATGTTGCTCCCATACTGATAGAATGATCCCATGCCCAGTTTCTAGCACGACCAGGACCATCTCCGTGATTAGAAAATGGAGCAACTAGCAATGTCACATAGTCACGAATACCAAAATTATCTAATGCAGCCTCATACGGCGCTTCATCTTGTGGCTCAATGATTATGTAATGTGGAATTTTCATACGAGACAATGATCTTGAAGTAATCATTGTATCAGCACGACCTTTAGAAACAATGTACATAGGATGTCGCAAGGGCTTGGGTTCAGCCTCATCTACCCATCTAAGTAACATATTTTTAGTAACATTGAGTCGTGGATGCCAAGTCGAATTAGTCTTAGCTGTCAACTCTTGACCAATAATTTTAGCAAACTTTTGATAATTCTCTTCATCTCTAAAATGAACATGAATAGTTCTAAATGCAGGAGCATCGTTTTGTTCATATTCTGGCATATCAATCCAATGATCTTTCCATTTTGAATTGACATCGACAACCGCATCTTCTATCTCTATTTCTAGTTTAGAAGTATCTTTTACAGTGGTTTTTGGAATTAGAAGAGATTTGTCAATCTTTACTGTAGTTTCTTCATCTTCAAAGAGTTTTACTTCTGGCTCTGCGGGATAGTTTATAACTTTGGTCTTATAATCTATCATTTGTCCAATCAATTCACAAAATTCTGCCATGTCATCAACATTGCGAAAATGAACATAAAGAACTTTATAGACGCCTGCCACTTCTTCTTTAGTCTTGACTTTAGGAGGAAGGGGCACAGGAATCTCATCGCCAAAAAAGCGATCAAGTGACATAGTATAATCGTCATTTAATCGCACATCTTTTTCGAGATAATTATCGTATGCTGCTGATTCTTTTACATCTGGCTTCAATGTTTTCACCTACTAATAATAAATTAAATAAAATCATAACATAAAGAAAAAAGAATGTCAAGTTATATCGATCGTTCAAAAACTCTATACGCACGTAGAGAAAAATCAGACGGATACTACCCCTTCGGCAATAAGTCGTTGGCGGTTGACCATGTGTTGTTCCTGTACATCATCTTTAGATTGACCTTCGTACAGTACAGCATGTCCTTCTTTGATTAGAACCTCACCGGCTAGGCAGTATCGGTCTTCTGCTGCATAGTAGACTTCGAAGTCGCCTAAGATACGACCGAACTTACCTTTCATGTCCTCGCCGTCTTTTGCCACTCTCGTCTTTAGCACCGCTGTCTTGCCTAACAGGGACTTCAATCTAGCTTTAGCAGCTAAACCAAACTTCTTTTCTACCTTGTCCCTAGTGCGTGACTCTGGTGTATCGATGCCCATGATGCGTACACGTTCATCTTTCAACCATACACCGAACCCTAGATCGATGTCAACGTCTACAGTGTCACCGTCTACTACTTTAATTATTGTTGCTCTATATTCGTACATAATCTATCCTGTAATGATTTGCTTAGGAATAGCTATATTATCATCGCCCATAGGGGTTATTGTATAGTCTAAACTTTGTACAAATTCTAAAAGTTTTTTTCTTTTCTCATAAAACCAATCTCTATTCCATGCTTCAAAAATTATAACAGGCCGGCACTTTTTTATTGTGTCAACTGCTCCTAAAAATACTTCATATTCCATTCCCTCTACATCTATTTTAATCAAAGAAACGTCTTCAAAATTAAAAGAATCTAGCGTAGCAACTTTGTATGAAGTCTTATTATGTATAACATTGTTAGATCGAAGTTTTTCGACTTGTTCTGAAAGAGTGATATGTCCAAAAGAACCTTTTATGTGTGGAGTTTGTCCTTCAACTACTCCTGAGTTATCAGAGATCCCTATGTTATGAGTTACAATATTTTTAAAATTATTTAGTTTTATGTTTTCCTCTAATTCAGAAAAAGTAAGAGACACTGGCTCAAATGCATGTATTGTGTAACTAGGAAATATCGAAGCTATTTCACAACAAAATGTACCTATATTTGCACCAATGTCTAGAACAATTCCTGTATTATCTTTAAGATGATTTATAGCCGCTTGTATATTATGAGCATCAAAAAAAGAGTTTTCTTGAAGAACATCATAAATTACATCTGACCTATCATTTATTATAAATTTTGTATTGGTAGGTGAAACAAAAATTTTCACAATCTAACCTGTAATGATTTGCTTAGGTGGTGCTTTTGCGATGTTATCGTCTGGTACTACTAGACCACTGCCGTATCGTTGATTGTATGCATTGAGCAAGTCTGTACTAGGGGTAAACACAGATACTACATGAGCGGGCATGATTGGTACTACATGTCCTTTCGCATAAGGAGCGTAAGGAGTGAGGCCGAGTACAAATTCGTTCTCATTCTCAGGTTTAGGACGCATCATGATATAACATGGTTTTTCAATTTGAATCATTCGACCTGCTTCGAGAGTTACCTCGGTGACAGCACCAATGATGTCTTCTCCTGAAGAGAGTTTAATAATTTGTACATCGGCCATAATATAACTTCCTTTAGCCTTCTAGGCTATCAAGTGTCTTCTTAAATTTATTAGCGTGGCTTCTTTCTGCTTTTGCTAGAGTTTCAAACCAGTCTGCAATCTCATCAAAGCCCTCGTCTCTTGCTGTCTTAGCCATACCAGGATACATATCAGTATACTCGTGTGTCTCTCCAGCAATTGCTGACTCTAACGCCTCTCGAACAGTTGCAGCGGGCAACCCTGTTTCTGGGTCGCCGCTGCCTCCATCAATCAGATATTCCATGTGTCCGTGTGCGTGACCTGTTTCGCCTTCACCCGTACTACGGAATATTGCTGCAACATCTGGCTCGCCTTGAATATCACACATAGTAGCAAAATACAGATACCGTCTATTCGCTTTACTTTCACCTGCAAATGCATCTTTGAGTGCTTGTTCAGTTTGTGAGCCTTTCAATTCCATTTTATTTCACCTTGATCTCTTTGGGTTTCTTCTCTTCAGGTATAATCCTTACAAGAGAAATATTCAACATACCATCAACGAAGTCCGCACCTGTCACTTCGACATCTTCTGTCAATGCAAAAGTACGAGTGAAGTTTCGTGCTGCAATTCCTTTGTGATAGTACTCTTTTTTGTCTTCTCCACGATCTTGAACACCTTGTACAACAAGTTTGTTGCCTTCTGGTACTACATGGATGTTGAATTCATCCTTTGTAAAACCAGCAGCCGCAATCTCGATGACAAACTCTTCATCTGTAGTTTTGACAATGTTGTAGGGGGGATAGTTGCTTGCGATCTCGGAAACAGTTTCCAAGTTGTGAAACATCTTATCAAAGCCCACTGTGAATGGACGAACATTATCAAAAATATCAGCGACATCTGCCGCAGTAAACTTACGAGTTACCATTTTGCTTCTCCTATTAAGCGAGTTTTATGTGTGAGACCCTTGCGGCGTCTCGGGTGGTGCTAATAACAAGCCCGCTCTATCCTTACTATAGACTAGACGGACTTCACTGACGACTTGCCATCAGCATTGTTATTTATACATCATTTAACTATAATACTAAACTTTTTTTGTGTTGTCAATAGTTTCTATTAACATTCCACCTAAATCATACTTATGCCATCTGTGTACGGCTGCTTTTTCGTGATGCAGTTTGTGAAAACCTTCGCCAAAAGTTAGCATACCTAGCCAGAAGTCATCATTTGCTACTCTGTTTCTGTGTGAGTAACTGAACACAAAACTTCCTATGAGTTTACTGAATCCTGCAGGTGCTAGATAAGCATATACAACAGCAAACGGATCTATTAAATATAAAATACCTGCATACGCTGCTATGATGTGCCAGTAATACTTAGTCTGCTTTCTGTATGCATCCTGTCTTAATAAATCTCGTACATACTTCAATTGTATTGGCGATAAAACTTGTAGAAAGTAGCTTCTGAACCAGCCTTTAAAGTGAGGACTGTGAGGATCTTTATCTGTGTCTGAGTATCTATGGTGCTCACGATGATTCGCTACCCATACCATCGCAGGCCCATAGAATGGAATGCCAGCAAAAAATAGAAGTATGTTTCTAAGCCAAGGAGGGCAATTGAACGCACGATGAGAGGCTAGACGATGGTATCCTATAGTCACACTAATCATCATACAACAATAAACGCCAAGAGTTATTGCCCATTGCCATGGTGTAGCATTGAGCATTAAACTCGTTGAAAGTATCGCCACTACTTGTCCTAAAAGCAACAAGTAGGGAAACACTCGCTTATTGTTAAGCATAATCTATCGCTTCTTACCTATGTTATACTTAGGAACTAGGTTCCAGTCTTTTTTATCTTTGTATGAAATAATCTTAACTTGACTCATAGGACAAGTTACTAGGTCAACGTCATTCTTAATTTTAACTAAGCCCCATTCTTGTAGGAGCTTGCCTATCGTATTTCTTCTAGCGATATCATTTTCAGTAAAATCTGCTTCTTTACCATCAAGGGCAAATAGCTCTTTAAAATGGGTAATGAAGTATCTACCTTGCTTGTGTAGGATATGGCAGGACTGATATAAAGTATTGTCCTTTTTTGACGCCACTCCTATACGAGAAAGAGTCTCTTTAATTTTTAAGAAGTTTTCAGGATCTTCTAACAGGATTTCCAAAGGTTCATAGCCTTCGTAATCAATGTTAAAGAAATCATCTTGGTCAGTCATTTCAATCTACCTTATTATTATAATTACAACTGATTGTATTTATAACTTTACAGATTACCACCCTTTGATCTGGCAAGATAGTCTTTAATCTTGAGAACATCGTCATCAGATAGAATTCTCAAGGCTTCTTTCGCTTTGTTGAAACTATAACCAAAATATTCTTGAACTGCATCTAAATTTTCTTCTTCAGACTTAATCCATTTGTTGTATCGTTTACTTTTGCGAACGACCGCACATAGAAAGTCATACTGCATCTTACTATCTATGTGGGGACGAGAGTTCATTTCGTTTGCAGGGATAGTAGTATCAGCAGAAAATCCTAGCGCACGATTCACAATGAAAGGATTGTACTCTTTCTCTGTAGCTTCGTCTACGATAAGATTCTCTTTTGTGAAACTGATACTGTTAGCAAAATCAAACGGACTTATCTTTTTATTTTTTACTTCAAAAGATTTCTCATCGACTACTTCGACAGGAGGTCCCAATTCTTCAAGAAAACTCATAATTTATTCCCAGACTGTTTTAGTCCTACTACCAACTCTTATAATTGCAGCAATCTCATCGGGAGAAAACTCAAGCAAAGAGTTGTCGTCCTCAAGATGTTCCCACTCTAAATTACCCTCGGGTGTCATTTTCAAATCTTTAATCCACATATCATGCGTGTGTCCTGATTTGAAAACGAGTCTGATTTTAATTTGAGTTTCGTTTCTTGGCCATTTCATTTATTAGTCCTTAAACTGTATGCTTGCCATGATTTCAGTTAGACAAGCAGTGAGGTTAATTTCCTGATCTGCTACGAATGCTGCCTTGTATTGATAATCAGCAATCAACAAAACCATTTGAGGGATTGTTTTAATCTCAGGAAGCAACGAATCATAAATGTAACGGAAAATGCCTTGAGGATCAGTATCAACATTGTTAGCAACCCACTGACGCATCTTCTTCCAATCTTTCTCTTTCAATGAAGAGATAAGGTCTTTAGTATTTATATCAGATATATTGCTAAGAATGCCTTCATCGATAATGCCTGATGAGCTATAACGCTGCAACTCATTAAGTACACGGCGATAGTCTGGAATGTATTTCATCAAAAGTTCAGCAAGAACTTTGTCCTTGTATGTAATACCTTCAGCATCGAGAACATACTTCATACGTTTCATAAACTTGCTTGCAAGTACAGGCTGATCTTTCTTGTCAGTTCTAAACTCAATGACTGTAGTTCGACTGTGAAGAGGATCGATAATCTTTTGCTTGTAGTTACAAGTGAATATGAATCGACAGTTCTCAGAGAATGTTTCGATGAATGCTCGAAGTGCAGGCTGTACTGATTCACGATTGAGATAGTCTGCCTCATCGATGATTACAACTTTAGTTTTGTTCTCGAATGAGATAGCACTAGCGAAACTTTTGATTTTTGTTCGAAGGGTATCGATTTGACGGCCTTCATCTGAACCATTGATAACGATATAATCGCAACCTAATTCTTCACATAATGCTCGTGCAACTGTAGTCTTACCTGTACCAGCAGTGCCACAAAGGAGAAGATTGGGTACTTCTCCTTTCTTTAGAAACTCTTTGAATGTGGCTTTTGTTTTTTCAGGTAGGATACAATCTTCGATAGTTTGAGGCCGATACTTCTCGACCCAGAGAAAATGATCTTTCATTGTTCACACCATTCATAATATATATTAAATTAACTACCAAACTTTTCTGTAGATTTAGTAGTATCACTGAGATCAAGTTGTATGTGTCTGCCTTCCTCTTCGACTTTTAAGTCGTCTATATTAGGAGGCAGTTCATAACCAAAACAAGCACAAGGAATAACAAAAGTACCATTACGTTCCTTCACTATAGATGAACCGCATTCAGGACACTTTATTATTTGCTTTCTACCCATTATCGTCTCCGAAAATTTCTACATCGCCTGTCATTACTTTCTTTGCGAAACTAATAGCAGGTCCAGGTCGGGAGTAGACATACTCAACTGTGTCATCTCCCTTTGTAAATTCAACTAACCAACCGTTGACTGCTTCTCTGATGTTTATGTTCAATTGAAAGTCATTCATATTACACCTCAGATGATTGATGTAATGCCAACCAATACTTAACATCAGTCTTGGTATTCACCATGTGCATGAATTTCTTTTGAGAAATTATAACACGATAGTCACCAGGAAGAACTTTTAGATTCTCAATTTGCAAATGCGCTTTGAAAGTCTTATCTGTTTCTGTAATAGTTTGTTTGAAGCTATTACTCTTCGGTGTAGCAGGATCGCCTACAGTAAGTGTAGCTTTTGTACCATCGCCTACAACACTCATCATCGGAGCAGCGGTAATGCCTGCTGCTTTTTGAATCATGCTCAGGTCTTCTGCTGACAGATCAAAGCTGAAGAAATCATCAACTTCAATTTGCTTGTCGGGTGCGCCAACAATGATCTCAGGATCAGAGTAGTAATATTCAAACAAACTACGATCCTTTGACACTGTAATAGACTCATCACCAAAATTTACTTCGGTATCTTCCATGAGAGTCAGTAAGCCTAGAAGGCTGTTCAAATCGTAAATTGCAAACTCACGATCAAAAGTTTCTGCTACTGTAGCACGAGCAAAAATGTTCTTGCCTGTGCTAATAGTAGAGAGGGTATTGCCTTGACGAACAAGAAGATTTGTGTTCACCGCAGCAAAGTTTTTAAGGACAGAAAGTGTATCGTTACTAATTTTCATAATTTAATCTCACAAAGTTAATATTGTCTATACAGTATACAGACATCATAATAAAAAGTCAAGCGTTAAGTGTTTTCTACAATGTCCATAGCGAGAGATATGCCTGCTTGTTCGCACTTATAGACAATACCAGCTGCTTCCCAAATAGGTTGCGCTGTGTTATAAAAAGCATTATATACGCTTGAATCAGATGCAGTTTGCCTTAGTGTATAAACTAGAGAATCTGCGGAAGTAGACTCTTGGGTTACAATCTCATGCAGCTCTCTTGCCGCTTGAATTTGGGCTTGCTGATCTGCTGCAAACTCATAAGTCCACTCTACATCAGTGGAAGGACGAGTGAAAGTGTATTCTACAGTAAAAGCCATTCTTATATCTCCTGAAAATGGATGATTAACTTATCTTATTTATAAGATATGGTAACTGTGTCATCAGAATATTTTCGGTCATGCTCATAAAGTGCTAAGAAACCGTAGTGAATAATTTTCACGATATCCTTTCGCCACTCGTCTGGCGTTTCACCTTTCTTACCATATCGACCATTGTACTTGTCGATGTTGCCGTGAAAGAACCCGTCACCGTGTCCTCTATCGACAATGATCTCGGCGGACTGAAGTCCGCCTTGACCGTAGTGGGCATTGTAAGTAGAGTCGATGTACTTCTTAAACTCCTCAATCAACTCGTCCTCACGGAACTTATATATTTTCTTTCCCATTAAAATGATACCTCTGATTCAGTATTAGCCATCTCTTCTTGCCAAGTAGGCTGCTCTTCGTTCGAAGGATCAACCTTGCTGTACAAGTCGATGAATGCTTGCTTTGTATCCTCGTCAAAGCGATTAGTACAAAGCGTGATTGCTTTTACCTTGTCGTTGAAGACGGCAAAAGCATTTACAATATGCTCCAGCCTGCGAGTGCTAACCAACTCATCGATTGCACCTTCCATAAAGGTCTTACGGATAACGTCCGACCATGTAACGAGGTGTGTAGCGAAGTCTTCATCGACACAGCCTGCTCGTTCCATCTTGTTGAGAATGATTTTTTTCTCAACGGACATTGTAGGATACTCCTGCTCAACGGTGATGGCAAATCTCTCCAAGAAAGCCTCGTCAAGTAACTGGGCGCTAATAAACTTACCATCATCAGAGCCACGACCTTTTGTATTAGCCGTAGCGATAATTGTAAACCCGTTAGCAGGAGTAATGGTTTCGCCGTTTTTCTTGTTGAAGTAGGACTTGCCTTCGAGGACAGCTTGGAGACACATTAGCTTATTCGATCCACGATCTACTTCATCAAGTATAAGGACAGCACCCCGCTTCATAGCGGTGAGGACGGGCCCTTCCCTATAGACGACATTACCATCAACTAGTGTATTGCCACCGATTAGATCATCCTCATCGGTCTCAATACTAATATTAACACGAATAGCCTCACGCTTTAGATTCGCACAAATTTGTTCTACCATTGTAGTCTTGCCGTTACCAGAAAGACCACTAATGAATACTGGATAAAACATTTGGCTTTCAAGGACTTTTTTGAGATCCTTGTAGAAGCCAAACGGTACAAAGGTTGAGTCCTTCGCAGGAATTAGATTTTCAATTTCCATATCAAGTTTAGCCTGTGTGACAGTTTTTGCTACAGGGACGGTGTTGTCTACTACAATCTTAGGAGAGGTAGTCTTAACAGCCGCTGGCGACTTTGTTTTTTTAACTGCACTGCCTTGAAACATCTCGGTTAAATCAAATAAGCCACGACCAACTTTTAGTCGTCTCTCATTTAAGATCCATGCAGGATAAGATAGGTTGTGCTCTTCGACAATGGAAAGAATTTGTTTTCTAGAAACATTATCTGTACCGTGCTTGGCACGAATTGAAGATAGGAGCAATTCTCGATCGGTAGTGTTCATCATAATAGTGTCCCTCACAGACATAATTAAAGTTTGTTTTTTCAGTTTACATATACATTATAGCAAGTGGTGTAGCATTTGTCAAGCATTAATTTCACTAATTTATCTCTTATAAATCAACAACTTACGCTATCTGAGATGAGAATTTCTGTACAAATAGTCGATTTTGAGCCTTATTTCCAGCGAATTTCTTGAATCCTCGAAGTAAATCACCTCTGGTTTTAGATTTTACTTCCAGCTCGGCATCGACTGATAAGTCTGAACCATTGATAACGTAACGTACATCGAATCCAACGGTGTCTTTAACCTCTAGCAGACCAGTAGAACGATTTGACATAATCTGATCCCATTCAGTGTAGTGATCGCCATCATGATTGATAGTAAACAAACTCTTACACTCTTCAAGGTTTCGCTTGTTCCACTTTGCAATCAAGTGATAGTTTATTACCTTAGAGCCTGTAACCTCTTTATAGAGATCAATAAGAGTAGCAGTTAGTATAGCGTTTGGATGCGCCCAGCCTGTTTTATACATAGGCGTTACGGTGCTTCCGTACTTTAGTACTACTGGTGCTCGACCACCCCAGTTTGAACTTTGTCGAAGAGCTTCAACACCCTCGACACTTTTCCAGTATGTGGCATAGTCAGTCGCCTCGCCATCAGTAAGAATGATAGTGTTAAGAACCTCAATACGATTTGCTTTACGAAATTGTTTTGCGATCTCAAGACCTACAACTAATGTTGCGTTTAGAGGCGTAGCGCCCAGATTAAAACCCTGATGATCGACACGGATATCTGTCCTATAATTTGTTGGAGTGCGGAAACTATCACGCCACAGTAGCAAGCACTTGTATGCCATTTCAGTTTGTTGTTTAGTGAAACTAGATGACAGCAAATGAGTAAGAGTCAGGTCTTCTAAGAAGTAGTCCTTGTCTTTAGCACCAACTGGCGGAGTATGATCGTATCCATTTATAGAAGTAAAGCCGTACACTTCGAAAGGAATGTTGACTTTACGAGAGAACATTGACAGCCTAATTAACTGCTCGATAGTACCTCGCATGTTAGGATACATAGAACCTGACATGTCGAGATACATAATCATACCATGATTCTTGCCTTCAGGTATAGTAGTGATTTGCTTGAACAGATTGTCGGAAGTCTTGTAAGACCACAAACGCTTGTCGTCAAGGTCGCCAGTCTTGGATGTTTTAGCTTTGATATAGAGAGACGCTTTGCGCTTCATCTCAAAGTTGGCAACCATTTGACTAACAGACTTTGAATTCTTAGCAATAAACTCCTTGTAATTGTTTTCAGCTACAGTTTCGATGTTTCGATCTGACCAGCTAGAAAAATTCTCATACTTGTAAATAGAGGCAGCAGTTTTAATGTAGCGTGAAGGATCTATGTTAGTAGGTATAGTAACATACACAGATTCTCTCTTAGGCTCATTGTCTACTAGGCGCTGTTCGTTTTCTCGGAACTCGGCATCTGTGATTGAACCGACACCGCCATCCTCGACAAACTTCTTGATAGATGTAGGAGTCTCATCTTCTTCATCCTCACTGAATAACTGATCGAATTCATCAGGCTCGGTACCACCAGAGAAGCCTGATTCTAGTTCACCTTCTTCATCGGTCTCTTCGGTTGACTCAACAGGAGCCTCGCCAAAAGATTCTTCGTCATCGGCAGGGCTGTCATCAAAAGATTGATCCTCGAATTGCTCTAGGAGATCTTCTATGTTTTGTTCTGCTTCTTCCTTTGCTTTGCCGTGAAGTTCACGAGCCAGAGCTTCGACATCTTCCCAAGTCTCGGTAGTAGCACAACGGTCTACAAATGATTGCTCATCGCTACTAAACTGTACATTGAGAAACGCACCGACCTTGTAGTGAAGGTTGATACGGTCGATAAGAGGAAGAGTATTGACATCTACATCCTTAACACCAAAGAAATCACGCTCGAACAATTCACGATAGCCTGCGTAAAATGATTTTACAAGACCAGGATAGCGTGACTTGATGTTGCGCTCGATACGTGCGTCCTCAATGACATTGAGAAATCCTTTAAGTGTAGCGTCCTCGCATACTGCATCATGCCAGCCTTCGGCAGGAGTGTCCCATGCGTGACCAACTTCGTGACCGATAAGCAGGTCTTGAAGTGAGTTGGACATATCTTTCCAGTTAGGAATGTAAAGAGTACGGGTAGTAGGATTGAAAGCAGCCGTAGGAATATTTTTCTGCTCTACAGATATATTCTCGGTAGCAAGTAGCTTGGCTAGAATTGACTTTGTTTCGATCTTCATATGACGGTCCTCACAACCTTTTCTCATTTTGTACTACTATTATAGCACCTGGTTGTGAGGATGTCAAGCATTTATTTCTCTAAGAAAATCAATGACTTAGGCTTTCTTGGCCCTCTTTCGAGGGTTTTTTGGGGCTGTTTCGGCAACTTTTTCGGCTTCCAGTAACTCGTTTCGCTTCTGGAGTCTCTCGGTGACTTCATCTGGAGATAACCAATAGTCCTTACCTTCTAGTATACTATCAATTTCTTCCTGTGTAAAGAAGTCTCTGTAAATACTTTCCATGAGACCACGAGCCCACTTGTCATTATGATGGACTTGTGCCATCATTTCATTGCCCTTGCCGATGGTGCCGCCAGAGAAATTGTGGAACATAAAGATACTGTGATCTGAAATCTCACAAACATCTGCCATCAGGAACAAGAAAGTCGCTGCCGACATACAAGCTCCTTCAACTGATGCGACAACCGTTGCTCGTGATTCTGAAATTGCTCTCATCAACTGAACCGCTGTCAGTGCTTGCCCGCCATAGCAGTTAATGTGTAAATAAACTACGTCTTGCTCACCAGAGGATCGAAGAATTTGATTCCATTCTGCATAATCTTCTGGACTGCCAATTGTGCTGTTCAAATAGAAGTCTAGTATCTGTCCTGTTGGACGATTAAATACTCCTCGTACTACTGGAGCTACTTCGAAGTCTCCACGATCTTTTACCATTCTACCCATACTAAACTCCATTTATATATTATCGTAATAACGTGTCACTGCTTTTATTTTTTCTACTTGTTTATCTATAATGGCTGTACGATTAGGCCAGTGTATGTAATCCTTCTCAGGATTCTTTTGAAGATTATACAGTAGAGGTAAGATAAGATCCTCTACTTGCTTCAACTTAGACGCAACATCTTGCTGCACTAATTCTCGATGTTCATTTATCATGCCATCATTGTTTGTAGTTCTGACTAAGCCTTCAAGTCTTTCTAGTTTGTCTAGAATAGTTTGTAGTTGCTCGTCATCTACTTGTGCTACTACTGGCTGTGTTGGTTCACTCGGCGTTGAAGGTATATCATCTACCGCAGTGAAACCAAAATCCCAATCGTCTGACATAGCTATGCCCTCTTTTGCCTTCTTAGCACTTTCTTATCAAGTGCCTTTAGTGCTCTTTGAATTTTTAGACTAGATGCTCGCATAGTAAAGTTCTGACCTACCATATGGTCATACTCGTGTAGAATAACACGGGCATAGACTCCGCCAAACTCCTCAATAACATCTTCACCGTTTTCATCTTTATATTTTAACACACAAGCATCGGGTCTTGTCAAGTTCAACCATAAGCCAGGATAAGAAAGACATCCTTCTCTCATGGTAACGCCTGTTTTAGACACTGATAATAATTCAGGATTAAAGAATGCTTTATCTGAGAGACCAGAACCTCCAACGACAAATACTTTAATGTCTAGGCCAATCTGATTTGCAGAAAGACCTACACCGCCGAATTGCTTCATTGCTATCAGCAATTGTTCTTTAGTTGCTTTAGCGTCTTGTGTTTCAAAATCAAAATCCATAGGTGCTCGCTTGAGCAGTGGATCATTGAATGAAATTAATTTTGCTTTTTCCATTAATTTAATTTCCTAATTATATCTATGTCTATTGAAATAAGGCATTTCATTTTCATCAACTTTATCATAATTCAATTCAATAAAATCTTTTTTATATTTAGTTGTATCAAAATACTTATTACTTTTATTCACTATGCAATCATGTATTTGATCTGCAAGAATTAAATTATTTGTATTGCATAGATGACAATTTCTAATATCTCCTTTAAAGAAATTTCTATATTCTAAATAGGTAGAATTTTTATATTCATTTTCAGATATAGTATATAAATCTTCTTTTATAATAACACAATTATCAGTAGAGGAAAAAATATGATTCATATCATTATAAAAATGTATCGAACTTTCAAATGCTGGTATAACAATACATTCGTTAGGAAGATATTTTAAAGATAATACTAAAGTTTTTCTCAAAGAGTGTGCAAGATCAAGGCTAAAATTTAAATATATACTAGTATACATTATTTTATGCTCTTCATAATGTGCATAAGCAGGATGCTCTTTTGGCAAAGACCCATCAATAAACGATGTCAAATAAGAAGCATAATGTGGTTCAATGTCATCAACCAAGATAGGACTTCTGTACATAGAAGTCAAAACAAAAATTATAATATCTTGTTCGTCATAATGATGACTAGAGAGATATTTGCCATATTCACGCAAAGAAAATTCAAGTGATGATCCACCGTGAGAATAATTTTTTATCTCTAGATTCAATTTCTTTGCTAGTTCTAAAAACCAAATATTTCCAGAAGTGTCTTTTTCGGACATTCCTACACCAAAAGCAGAAAAACTGTCACCAAAAATAACTAATTTTTTGCTCATTTAACCGCCATGACCGAGTAGTTGTTCTTCTTTTCAAATCGTATTACACTTCTAAACTTGTCAAAGAGTTGATCTCCTTTGTGAGAGATTACAAAAACATTTGTCTCTTCACCAATAGTATTTAGAAGTTGCATTACATAGTCTGTGCCATTTACATCTAGTGAGCTATCAAACACCTCATCTAGTAGAAGTAGATTAGTGCTTGCGCTGTTCTTCATCTTAGCAATTGTTCGCCAAGTGAATACAAGTGCTAAGTCAATACGCTGCTTCTCGCCTTCACTGAATGAGGCATAACTAAACTTGTCTCTGTGCCTTGACTTGATTGTCTCTTTGAATGTCTCGTCAAGATCAAACTGAACAAAGAAGTCCATTGCCTTTAGATACTTGTTTACTAATTTATTTATTACAGGTAAATACTGACGAATAATTTTAGTTTTGATACCAGAATCTTTTAACAGCGACTCGGCAATACTATTGTATTCTTGCTGCTCGCTGTAGTCAGTTTTCTGTTCTGTTTTACCCATCAATTCTTTTGCAATGTCTTTTAGTTTTGCTGTTTCTTTCTCGATGTCGCCTACTTTGTTTTCAGCGTCAGTCTTTTCTACGACAAGCCGTTGAAGAAGAGTTTGGCTAGACATAATACTATTGTTAGTATCTATAATCTTCTCTTGTATGCCAAGAAACTCTTCGTAAGTTTTGTCTAGTTCTTCCCACTGTTCAGCAAGTTTAGTGTTGCCTTCTTCGAGTTCGTTTATCTTGTATTCTTTCTCAGAAGTAATTGTTTCTTTGAACTCATGTGGTATGCCTTGCTTACATGTAGGACAGTCATCGTGATTGTGATAGAAGTCTAGTTCTTTTTTCTGCTCACGAATCTTTCTAGCGAATTCTGTTTTGAATGCCTCTA